GTTGAGTAAACAGTTAGCTTTCTTTTGTGTTGATCCTATTGATCTTGGACATGAGGCGGGAACTAAACATTGCCCTAGTTGTGGTAAGCGGTTTCGTGTGAAGAAGACGTACAAGCCGTATTGTCTGCCCTGCAGTAATAAACATCAGCTAGTAATCAATCATTTGAAGAAAGCTAATCCTATTCCCGATAATCATCGATGTTCGGTCTGTGGTAAGTCTGCTGATGAACTGGGTACTGATGGCGGTAAACATGCCGATAAGATCGTAACCCCATGGAGATTGGATCATGATCATTCCACCGGTCAGTTCCGGGGATACTTATGTAACTGCTGTAATATTGGATTAGGCAGATTTAAGGATGATCCTGCCCTACTGGGTAAAGCTATAGATTACTTAGTTATGCATAACGGGCATTCTTAAACGACAAAACTCTCACCTAATTAATGGTGCTATAATAGTTATAGCTAACCAGATAATAGGAGAGAGTTATGCTGAAGACGATATGGAACTACTTAGTCCGGGTGCAGAAGTTACGTGCTGCTTATTGGATGCTGCATAGTATGTCTGATAGCCAGTTAAACGATATCGGCATTTCCCGTGGGGATATCAGACGTATTATGAATGAGGGGTAGTATATAACTACCGCTTGGCAACTACGTCTTTAATAATAGCACGTTTTCGGGGAAAGGTAAACCCGTAATGCTACTATCGACTGCATTAAGCCATTAACTGTTACATTAATTAAGTATTGACCTCATGTAACTGTCAGTGCTACAATAGAATGTACAAGGAAGCCCTTGGTAAATTTAATCCTCATCAGAGCAGCAATACGTGGACGCACCGGCAGGGAGTTATCTCTGGAGCAGGTTCGTGATCTTCTTCTGGAAGAGGGTTTGATTACCAAGGCGATGGCTAGACACCCAGATTTAATATTCCGGGGCTATGGCGAGTACTTTGTAAATGATGAGGCTTCTACATGGGATGAGCCTCTAGATGAAATCATAACTAAGGATATGCGCTATGAAAGCGATGAACGCTAAATGCGGGGCATCTAACCCTGCCACTCAGAAGTCCACTCCTAAAATGATGATGGGTGGCATGGCTATGAAGAAGCCGAAGATGACGTATGGCGGCATGGCTATGAAGAAGAAACCCGGCATGATGAACGGCGGCATGGCAAAGAAGTCTTACTGATCCGATGATGTGGATCGGAGTAATACTCATCTGCACCAATATTCAGTCTGTTCAAAGCTGTCAGGCAATGGTTCGTAATACCCTCCTGTTCGACAGCGAGGAAGAGTGTCGGGCGGTTGTTCCTGATGAACTGGACAAGATGATTAAGGGATACGGAGGTTGGGGTCACTCCAACTGCCTACCACTTCCTCAGTACGGGACTGCTTTATAATTTAGGTATGCTCTAGGGGGGCTGATTGTGATTGATCCGGTTAGCGCATTTGCTGCAGCACAAGCCGCATTTAGCATCACCAAAAAACTGATCGGTGCCGGGAGGGAATTGCATGATGTCTCATCCCAAATCGGGAAGTGGTATGAAGCTTGTAGCGATGTAAATAAAGCTGAAAGCCAACGGAAAAACCCCAAAGCATTTGAGAAGATGAGCCAAGGCTCTGAGAGTTTAGAGCGAGAAGCCTTAGATTTAATAGTACGCAAGAAAGCCCTGTTGGAGAAAGAGAAGGAGATTAAATTCCTTCTTAATTACCGGTACGGTCCTTCAACCTATAAGGAAATGACCGACCTTAGAAAACAGATTAGAGAAGAGCGGGAGCGCACAGTTTACCGGGCTATGGAAGCCAAGCGTGACATGATGAACAACGCTGTAATATTGGGGCTGTCTCTCGGTATCTTTGGGGTAATAGGCGGCGGTGTATACCTGCTGGTGTTAGCATTATGAATGTAGTCATTCCTCTAATCCTAATCGGCTCACTAATTAATCCTGAATACGTGACCTGTAACTTATGGAAGCGTACTGAAGGTAGAGATGGCAAGGTTTGTATCTACTCTGGGCCGAATGGAACTATAGCTTACCACTACGCTCAAAGGTCGTTCACTGAATGCCCCCGTCAGTTCCAATGTAGGTACGATCCCAATTCTAAGGGAAAGGTCACTCTAAAGGATATCATGAAGGGGATTAGCGATGGCTTTTAATATTAGTGGAATATCGCCGGTCTACAGACCTCCTGCCGTCAGAGATATCCAGCCAGCAAACATACCGGCGGTATCTCCTGCAGCTATTCCTCCCCTCGCCCATCCTATGGCTCTGGATTTATTATATGATCGGTTTGGACGGGTGTTTCACAGTTACGATGTGGGTCGAGTAGTTAGTACTGAGGCATAAATGGGCAAGATCAATAAAGAAAAGATGGCCTGTAATAAGCCTCGCCGCACCCCAGATGGCCCAAAGAAGTTTGTTGTGAAGGCCTGTCAGGACGGCGAAGAAAAGATAGTTCGTTACGGCGATCCCAACATGCGGATCAAGAAGTCCAATCCTGCTAGACGCAAATCATTTCGTGCCAGACATAAGTGCAGCACGGCTAAATCTAAACTTACCGCTCGTTACTGGTCCTGCAAGAATTGGTGATCCCATGTCCTTAGTTGAAAATATGAATGCTCGTAAAAAAGCTGGAACATCTCGTTCTAAGAAAAACACTACCGTTTCACCAAAAGCCTATAAAAATATGAAAGCTGGTTGGCCTAAAAAGAAGAAGGCGAAAAAGTAATGGCAAAGCTAACCAAGGCGCAAGAAGCCCAAATGCAAGAACACAAGAACCGCCACACAGCAAAACACATCAAAGAGATGCGTACAGCAATGGTGGCCGGTAAATCTTTCAAAGCGGCTCATACTCTCGCCAAAAAGAATGACAAAAAGAAATGAACGATCACCGTCTATCCCGAATGGAGGATAAGTTGGATAAGCTTTCCGAAGCTGTAGTTTCAATGGCCCGGATGGAGGAACGAATAATAACTGTGTTTAACCGTATGGATAACATGGATGAGTATTTTAAGAAAATGGATGAGCGTATGGATCGAATTGAAATCATTAATGCAGAGCGGGGCAAAACAATTGCTTTTGCTGAACGCCTGTTTTGGATTTTAGTGACTGCATGTGCAGGTCTAGTATTTATGTGGGTGGGGTAACATGGACAAGAAACCAATTACCGAAATGCAGTCTGTGTTTCTGGAAAATCTAATGGGCGAGGCCAAAGGCAATATCCGCAAAGCTATGACTTTAGCCGGGTATTCAAAGTCTACCAAGACTTCAGAAGTAGTTGGCCCACTGCGTGAAGAAATCACTGACCGTGCATCTATGATGTTGGCTATGAATACGCCTAAAGCTGCCTTTGGCATTATAGACGTATTGGAAGACCCATCTTCATTAGGGGCAAGAAATGCTATCTCTGCAGCCCGTGAAGTCCTTGATCGTTCCGGTTTGATTAAAAAGGAACAGATCGAAGTAACAAATAATGGCGGGGGAATGTTTGTATTACCTCCGAAAGTATCTGATGAAAACTCCCTGGCTTAGTAAGCCACGTAATTCCCGATATGCAAAACTACCATATGCGTATAAGGAAAATCCCGACAATCCCATGGAAGCTATTCCTGATCTTGAAATAGTTATGTGGGTCGAGCAAGCATTAGACCTACTGGATAATGAATATAGCACCCGGAAAGTAGCTGAATGGCTCGAAAGTAAGACCGGTAAGAAGATCAGTCATCAGGGCATTCGGAACATCTGGGAGGCAAGACGCCCTAATTCCAAACGGCTAAAGTTGCTGAAAAAAACTGCCCGGAAGAATAAACCCAAGACGTTTGAAGAAAAGAAGCTTGCTACGGTCAAACGAAAAAGACAGGACACCAAGCGTGTTCTGAATATGACCGAAAAGAAACTAGCTAGACTTGAAGGTACGGATGAAGCCCCCAAATCGATTTCGGAAACATTAGACTTCAATGCGATTGAACAAGCGTTCACAGACCGGGAAGTCATCTTCTCCCCAAATCCGGGGCCGCAAACAGAATTTCTGGCGGCATCAGAAAGAGAAGTCCTGTTTGGTGGCGCAGCCGGGGGAGGAAAGAGCCAAGCCCTACTCGCTGATCCCCTCAGATATTTTGGAGTACCTGCTTTCAACGGATTGCTCTTGCGTAGGACAAACGATGAACTCCGTGAACTTGTTTGGAAGAGCCAAGAGTTATATCCGCAAGCGTACCCAGGTGCGAAATGGCAGGAGAAGAAGAGCCAGTGGACGTTCCCGTCAGGAGCAAGATTATGGATGACTTATCTTGAACGTCC